CGAGGTCCGTCCCGAGATCCCCCACGCGCACGTCTACGACAAGCTCCAGCTCGACGCCTACGAGGACGTCCCCGAGGTCCTCGAGGCGTGCCTCGCCATCGCCGTGGACATGTGGCAGTCCCGCGTCGCCCCAGGCGGCACCCTCCAGGCCGCGGACTTCACCCCAGGCCCGTACCGCCTCGGCCGGTCCCTCCTGTCCCGCGTCCAGGCCCTCCTCGCCCGCCACCTCGACGTCGGCACGATGGCCTCATGAACCTCGCCACTGTCCGCTCGACCCTCGCGGCCGCCCTCGACGACGCCGGCATCGACTACTCCACTTCGGCGTTCCCGCCGCCGGTGGTCATTCCGCCGACCGTCGTGATCGTGCCAGGGTCGCCCTGGCTTCAGGTTCAGACCATCGGCCGGCCCGCCGCACCCCGCGTCCTCGTCACCTTCCGGCTGACCTGTTGCGTGGCCCACCTGGACAACCAGGCGGCGCTCAACCAGCTCGAGGACCTCATGTTCGCCGTCATGACCAACCTGCCAGCAGGCTGGGAGGTCTCCGACGCTGGACCGCCCAGCCTCGAGCAGGTCGGACCCTCCGAGCTGCTCGTGTCCGACCTCCAGGTCACCACCCTCGCCGTCCCCTCCTAGGAGCATCCCATGGCCACCGTCCTCACCGGCGCCGACCTCACCCTCACCATCGACGGGTCGGCCTTCGACGCGCAGACCGTCAGCGTCGCCTTCAACTACACGCCCGACCAGCAGGTCCTCGAGACCCTGGCCGGTCCCACCTACGTGACGCTGACCAAGCCGTACAGCCTCGACGTCACCATGTACGCGGACTGGGGCAAGACCGGCAGCCTGTGCGAGGCCCTCGCCTCCGCCGCCCTGTCCGCGCCCGACACAAGCCTGGCGTTCACCGCGGTGTTCGTCGGAGCCAACGCCACCACGACCGTCGCCGGCAACGTGTTCCCCGCCGTGCCGCAGTTCGGCGGCGAGGGTGCCGCGGCCAGCCAGGTGTCCTTCACCCTGGTGGGCGACCGCAACACCGTCCCGACCATCACCGCTGTCTGATCGTCGCGGGGCCGGCCGCACCCCGCAGCCGGCCGGCCCCGTCGCCAACCTGGGGAGGTCCCGAACATGAAGCAGGCCCGCATCCACTGGACCGACGCCGACGGCACCCACGCTGTGGACGTGAGGTTCGCGGACTGGCTCGCCTGGGAGAAGCACACCGGCAAGTCAGCCGCCAACGGCCTCGACCAGCTGGGCGACATCGCCTACCTGGCCTGGCTCGGCGCCAAGCGCGACGGGGAGAAGCGGCCCTTCGACGGCTTCGTCGCCCGCATCGAGGGCTTCCCGACCGCGGAGTGGGTCGGCGACGAGGACCCTACCCCGCGGGGAGTCTGAACAGGGCCGTGATCGAGCTGGCGCTCGCCACAGGTACGGCTCCCCGTGACTGGACCGACGCCCGCGACGTCGTCACCGCCCTGGAGCTGCTCCGAGACCGTCATGGCTGAACGTCAGAACATCAACTTCCGCCTGGACGACAAGGAGGTCAGCGCCATCCTCCGAGCGTTCCGCAACCTCGACAAGGAAGCCAACACCAGGCTCAAGGACCTGTCCCGCAACATCGCGGGCGACATGGTCCTGGAGCTCAAGAACGCCGCCCGCGGCGCCCCGTTCTACTCCGACCAGGCCATGGAGGTCGCCAAGACCATCCGCCTGGCCCGCGACCGCGTCCCTTCGGTGTCCATCGGTGGCGCCCGACGCTTCACCAACAGGCGCGGCGAGCGCGTCCCCGTCGGGCTGATCGTCACCGGCTCGGAGTTCGGCAGCGTCATCCCGCGCCAGCGTGAACGCTTCAAGAAGCCCAACCAGTCCCGCGGCGGCCTCCAGTTCCCGCCACGTTCTCCCAGGCTTGGCCGCGGCAACCGGGGCTGGTGGGTGTTCCCACGGCTCCGTAGGCTCCAGCCCGACATCCTCCGCCGCTGGCTCGAGGGCGCCCAGGACGTCGCGGATGAGTGGAAGCGGAGGACCTAGTGGCAGCGTCGCAGACCATCCGCACCCTCAAGCTGTCCCTCCTGGCCGACGTCAGCAGCTTCGGCAAGGACCTCGGCAAGGCCGGCAGCGACTTCCGCAAGTTCAGCCAGGGCGTGGAGCAGGCGTCCCGCCTTGCCGTCGGCGCCCTCGGCGCGCTCGGCACCGTCGCCTTCGACGCGGTCCAGCTGGCGTCCGACCTCGAGGAGACCGGCAACAAGGTCGGCGAGATTTTCGGCCCCGAGGGCCGCCGGCAGCTGGAGCAGTACGCCGCGACGGCCAACAGGTCCCTCGGACAGACCCGCCGGCAGGCCCTCGACGCGGCCGCCACCTTCGGTATTTTTGGGCAGGCCGCCGGACTGTCCGGCACCGACCTGGTGGACTTCTCCACCGAGCTCACGACGCTCGCCTCGGACCTTGCCTCTTTTAACAACACCGACGTGGACCAGGCCATCGTGGCCATCGGCGCCGCGCTCCGCGGGGAGTCCGAGCCCATCCGCAACTACGGAGTGCTCCTTAACGACGCCACCCTCCGGTCTCGGGCCCTCGCCCTCGGTCTCGTCGAGGACGTCAACGAGCAGCTGTCCCTCCAGGACAAGGTCCTCGCCGCCCAGGCCGAGATCCTCGCGCAGACCACGACCGCCCAGGGAGACTTCGACCGCACCGCCGACGGCCTTGCCAACAAGCAGCGGATCCTCACCGCCCGCTTCGAGGACTTCCGCACCGAGCTCGGCGAGGAGCTGCTGCCCGTCGCCGAGCTGCTCCTGCCCAAGCTCGAGGGCCTCCTGGACCGGCTCGAGGACGCCGACCCCGAGCGCCTCGTCGAGCTCGGTGCCGCCTTCGCCCAGGTAGCTGCCGGCATCGTTGCCCTCAACGCCGCCCTCAAGGCCTTCGCCGCCGTCCAGGGTGCCGCCCGCTTTCTGTTCTCCACTATCGGCGCCGTCGGCCTGTACGCGCTCGCCGGCGGGTCCGCCGAGGTGCTCCCGCCCGAGCAGCAGCGCCTCGTGGACATCGCCGCCGAGGGCCGGCTCGCCAACAGGGGACCACGAGCGTCCCTCAACATACTCACCCAACAACAGCGGGCCATCGGCTCGACCGGCGTCAACATCACCGTGAATGGCTTCGTGGGCGATGAGTACCGCCTCGCCCTCGCCGTACAGCGCGCCCGCGAAGCCGCCGAGCGTCGCGGCCAGCTCGTCCGCCCAGGCGTCGCCCAGTGACCTGGTCCCGCGCCATCACCGTCACCATCGCCGGCACGGACTACACCGGCGACGTCGTGGATGGCGTCGAGGTCTACATGGGGACACAGTCACCCTGGGAGCAGGGCGTGAACGGCTCCTGCCGCGTCACACTCATTACCGAGGACCCCGACGTCGCCATCGGCGACCAGCTCGTCGTCCAGGTTGCCGATCAGACCACCACCGACGTCACCGTGTTCACCGGCACCGTCGCCAACTTTACGACCATTCTCCTGGACTTCGGCCCCCTGTGGACGATCCAGGCCACCGGCCCACTCACCACCGCGGGACGCCGCAACGTCACCAGCACGATCACGGCCGGCAAGGACGGCACCCAGGTCGCCGCCCTCGTCACTGACGCCCTCGGCCAGCAGTGGCAGGAGGTACCAGGCGCCTGGTCCGCGCAGACCCTCACCTGGGCAGGCTTCGACGCCGACCTGTCCAACATCGACACCCCAGGCCTGTACGACCTCGCCGCCATCGACGAGCTGCCCGCCAACGTCCTCGACGAGCTGGCCACCGCCGCGTTCTCCGGCAGCGGATGGCTGTACGAGACCGCCGACGGCGCCATCGGCTACGCCGACAGCACCCGCCGCGAGAACACCCCCGAGGCGGACTACATCGTCGTCCCTGGCAGCGTCGTCCGCCGCGACAGCTTCCAGGCCTTCACCGACGAGGGCAACCTCGCTAACGACGTCATCGTCCGGTACGACGGCGGCACGATCCAGGGCGAGGCCGCGGCCAGCGTCGCCCTGTACGGCAAGTGGGAGCGGACCTACAACACGACCCTGGCCGACGCCGGCGCCGCCACCGCCTACGCCGCCCGCCGCCTCGAGCTCGAGGCCGCCCCCCGCACCAACCTCGCAGGCAGCGTCGCCATCGAGCTCCTCGAGGCGTCCGACAACCTCACCGACCAGCTCCTCGGGATCGAGCGCAACTACGGCCTCATCGTCCAGGACGTCCCCACCTACATCGCCGCCGAGGGCGTCTACCGCGGCTTCGTCGAGGGCTACCTGTGGCAGCTCAACGTCATCCAGCCGACCCTCAACCTGTTCGTGTCCGACTACTCCCTGTCCAACTTCGGCCTCCGCTGGGGCGCTTGCGGACCCACGCCGTGGAGCGGCGTCGGTG